CGAAGGCATTAAATTCAACATCCCGATATCGCATGCCGTGATTGGGTCGAGTGAGCCAATCCAGATCACTAATTACGAGCAGAGAGGAAATATCGAGCCACGTGACTACGTGGGGATCGTATTAGATGAAAGCTCAATTCTTAAAAACTATACGGGCATGTATAAACGCACCATTATTGAAGTGTTTGCAGATTGCCCTTTTAAACTTGCCTGCACAGCTACTCCAAGCCCAAACGACATTAACGAAATAGGTAATCATTCCGAGTTTTTAGATGTCATGGACTCTGCTGATATGCGTATGCGGTGGTTTGTGAGAGACGAAGGAATGAATAACTACCGTATAAAGGGACACGCTAAATCTGATTTCTATCATTGGGTTGCATCGTGGTCTAAAGTATTGCGGTCACCTTCAGATATGGGATATGACGGATCTGATTTTGTGCTACCAAAACTTGAGTATGTGGAGATACAGGTTGAGACTGATCAAGTTGATGAGGAAGTAATATTTAACGACTTGGCTGTCTCTGCTACTCAATTTAATGGAGAGTTAAGACGCACCAAACATGAGCGCATTCAAAAGGTTATTGACATTGTTTTATCTCATGATGCAAACGACTCTGTCATTATTTGGGTAAATCAAAACGAGGAAGCCGATTTGCTTAAAAAGGCATTGACTGAGAATAGCATTGATGGTTTTCGTGAGGTTCGTGGCTCCGATAGTAATATCAAAAAGGAAAAAGACTTGCTTGACTTTGCAAGTGGTAAGTTCAGAATACTGATCACAAAGGGAAAGATTGCCGGTATGGGAATGAACTTTCAGATTTGCAATATTCAGATATTCGCAAGTCTCGACTTCTCATTTGAAAAGCTATATCAGTCTATTAGACGATCTTATCGCTTTGGTCAAAAAAAGAGTGTAATAGCGTATTTAATAACAACCGACACAATGACCAATGTTCTGGACTCAATAAAGCGCAAACAAGATCAGTTTGACGAGCTGGTGACCGAGATAGTAAACGCCACGAGCGACAAACGACATTATGAGATTGTATCTGATTATGACAAATTTGAACGCAAGACAGATCATTACCACGTCTATCGTGGTGATAGTGTCGAGATCATAGACAATATTCCTGACAACAGCGTTCATTTCTCTGTATTTAGTCCACCATTCAGCACCCTGTTCACCTATAGTGACAACATCAGAGACTTGGGAAATTGTGAAAGCCATGAACAGTTTATGGAGCAAAATCAATACTTACTTGATAAGCTATACAAAAAGATCGCTCCAGGCAGGCTTGTAGCCGTCCACAGCAAGGACTTGGCTCGTTACAAGAACAGTTCAGGATATTCTGGATTGTTTGATTTTACTGGAGACTATCATCGTGCTATGGAAAAGGCAGGATTTAAGTATCATAGCAAAATCACGATCTGGACAGATCCAGTTTTGGAAATGCAGAGAACAAAAACGCAAAGGCTTTTGTATAAGCAGGTAACCACCGACTCTTCATATACTGGGATTGGACTCCCCGAATACGTGACTATTTTCAGAAAATGGGAAGGAAATGAAGACGACTGGATTCCTATTACCCACATAAACAAACAGAACTTTGACCTGGACACATGGCAAGCATGGGCATCGCCTATCTGGATGGACATTAGAAGGACGGACGTTCTGAGCGATTGGAGAGGTGCAAAAGATGTAAATGATGAAAAGCATATTTGCCCTCTTCAGATTGGGGTCATTGAAAGACTAATTCACTTATGGTCAAATCCAGGCGAAACTGTATTCACTCCGTTTATGGGTATTGGTTCAGAGGTCTATCAGTCAATCAAACAGGGCAGATACGGCATCGGTATCGAGTTGAAAGAGTCATACTATAATCAGGCCGTCAAAAATTGTGAGAATGCTGTTGAGAGCCTGAAAGAGACAAGCATATTTGACATAATAGGTGACAGCCAATGACACAATCGACTATGCTCCGAGTCCCTGCTGTTGCCAAAATGCTAAACTGCTCACCTGAGACAATACGTAGGTATGTGAGATCGGGAAAGCTGAGAGCCTGCAAGCCAGGAGGGAAGCTATTGCTGTTTGACATTGCAGATGTTGAGCGGTTCATTAAATCAAAATGATGATAAGCCAGTGTAAAAGCTGGCTTTTTTTATGCCATCGCATATGCAGTCGCATATCATTTCGCATTGCGATCGCATACACATTCCAAATCTAAACACAAGCCAAAGCGTAGCGTGGCGGTATATCTTTTCTCTTTTTTTTAGTTCTAATTTTGGTTATGAGTTATAGGTTCTAATTATAGTTATAGTTATAGTTATAGTTAGTTGCACTTTCGCTTGCACTTTCGCTTGCACTTTCGCTTGCACTTTCGCTTGAAATTACATTCACTTCTTGTAATAATCCATAATAATGCTTGACAATTCTTTGATCTTTGTTTTTAGTGGTTTCAAAATAAAGGGAGGTAATCACATGGAAAGATTACTGACAATTGACGAAGTTGCGCAAATGCTTTCTCTCAGCGTTGGGAAGGTAAGACGGCTTATTTATGACAAGCAATTCCCCTACGTCAAAATAGCCTGTTCTTATCGGTTTAGGTTATCTGAAATTAACGCATGGATTGAAAAAGAGCAGACTGATGGCAAGAACGCTACGAGGGGATAGCTTCTATTATTTCGAGCACAAGACAGAGGCTCGTAATGATATTAAGCTAATGGAATTAGATGAGGTAATGGGAACTCATATCGGATATGCCATTTATTTCAAATCTCTTGAGTTGATGGCAGAACTGCATAGTCCATTCCTTGAGCGCAAACAGCTACATAGCAGAGCTATTGGCATTAGCCATGACAAGTATATCCTTTTCCTTGATACAGCCATAAATATAGGCTTATTTCAAGAAAGAGATGAAGGCGTTTACTCCCCTGCATTCTTGCGGTGGATAGACAAAAAGGCTCGTAATTCGGAGTCTGGCTCTATCGGTGGAAAGAAGTCTGCAGAGCTGAGAAAACAGAAAATTGAAACTGTAAAAGAGACTGTAAAACAGAACACGGAATCAAATAAAGACATTCCGATCACTCCCGACATTGAGTCAGTTCGGAAAGTGATTGATGAGTTGATTGACTTGTCTCGTGATGCTGTAATCGCAAAGCCTTCTAATCGGAAATGCACGCTGTCCAATGTCAACATTCAAACGCTCATAGACAAGCATGGATTGGCTTGCGTCAAGAAAATGGCATTGATATTCTACCAATGGAAATTAACGTCAAATAAAGCCGTCAAATCGGATTACCTGTCAATTATGGCAAATTGGGTCATTGAGAAGGCGGGTAATGTCAATGACAAACATGAAAAAGTATTTTAGGAAGGAACAATGGAAAATCTATTAGTATATCCCGATTGGTTTGTTAAAAATGACAAGCTGATCTCGTTTTGTGAGGATATTGTCAAACAGCCTCACTTTGCCGTCATGTTTACTGGAGTTCCAGGCTGTGGAAAAACTGTCATGGCAGGGATCATGTTTGACTACTTGCAGAAGCAATATAAAAACTCGTGGGCAATGTCAGCACATCAGCTTTATAGCACATACCTTAAATCCACGAATAGTGATACTGACAAGTCGATATTAGTCGATCGTGCCAATAACTGTATGCTAAATAGTCTCGTATTTTTAGACGATTTGGGTTGCGAAATGGATACGGAGGCAAGCAGAACATACTTTGCCAATATCCTGTCAATTCAATACGATGCCTATAATGACGGCAAATTTAACCGGACTATCATTACTACGAATTTAGGCAGTGATGAGATTTCAGATCGCTATGGTGAACGTGTGATTGACCGCATTTGTGAACATTATCAGATCGTCAAATTCAATAACAAGTCTTTCAGGAAAATGAACATGAAAAAGGTAATTGAGGTATGATGAAAAAACAGATTCCAGAATCGCCTTACTCTGTCAATCCTGAATGTAAATGGTGTAATGGCGCTGGCTCAATTGCTATCCCAAACTATAGCCAAGTGCTTCAATATGGCAAACAAGATCAGTGCCTTGACGGTAATTGGGTCGGGATGCCTAAATCACAAACGCTATGCCATAAATGCTATGATACAGGCACTCCAGATGGTTCAGATGGCTACCCACTGAGAACGCTATTAGACTCCGTGAAGTGGGCAAGAGATAAAAGCGAATTGCACTTTGAACTGTTGCTTTCCTGTCTAAAATGGTCACTGATAAGCAGACATACGGAGCTATTTACTAATGACATGATCTCTGAGCTGTTGAGGTTGATATGAGAGCTAAAAAACAGCCTAAGGCATTAGTGATATGTAAGCAGTGTGGAAAAGAATTTTATGCTATCCCAAGCGCTATTGAGAGAGGAGAGGGCTTATACTGCTCTAAACGCTGCTATGGAGATAGCAAAATTACAAAAACAGTGTGCCATTGCTTAGTGTGTGGAAAAGAATTTTATACTGTCCCAAGCATTATTGAAAGAGGAAGAGGCT